ACAATGACCGCTTTAAAGGATAGTGCAGCATTTGGTAGACAGGCAAATTATGATCTTGGTGAAGCAGTTGTATCTGCTACTGAAGGTTTAAAAAATGAAAATTCAATTCTTGTTGATAATGCTGGTGTTACAAAAAATGTTGCTAAGATGTGGGAAGAATGGGCAAGAGCTCATAATACTACAACTTCGGCAATGACACAAGCTCAAAAGATTCAAGCTGAATATAATGGCATTTTAAAAGAAACAAGATTTCAAACTGGAGATGCTGCAACATATACTAAAACATTTGGTGGTCAAATTCAGCAATTAAAAATGAATTTTACTAATTTAAAGGTTGCTATCGGTTCAGTGATAACACCAATAGCACAGTTATTTATACCTGTTTTAAATTCAGCATTATCTGCTGTAACAAGTTTTATTAATGGAATAGGACAGTTATTAAAAGCTTTAGGATTATCATTTCCAACTGTAGTAAGTAAATCTGCTGGTGGAATAGGTGCAATTGGTCAAAGTGCTGAGAATACATCTAAAGATATTTCTGGAACAGGTAAAGAAGCAAAAAAAGCAGCAAAAGAAATAAATAAAGCTTTTGCTGGTGTTGATGAAATACAAGTGTTAAATACAAAGCAAGATTCTTCTAGTGGTGGATCATCCGGAGGTGCTTCAGGTGGTGGAACAACTGGTGGCAATGAAATTGAAGTTGTTACTAATGCAGCTGATGAAGCAAATAATATTTTTTCTGGTTTAATGGAAAAAGTTACTAAGATAAAAGATTTATTTGTAACTGGTTTTGACATTGGATTCTCAAATGTTAATTTTGATGGTATATTAAATGGTCTTTCAAATATAAAAACAAATCTTGTTGAAATATTTACATCAGATGAAGTAACCAGTGCTGCTAGTAAATGGGGTAAAACTGTTATATTTAATTTAGGAAAAATTACAGGTTCAATTGGAAAAATTGGAACAAATATAATAACAAGCTTTGTTGGAAGTATAGATAAAGCTATATCACAAAATAAATCAAGAATAAGTGATTTTTTTGCTAATATGTTTAAGATTAATACAGAATCATGGAATTTAGCAGGAAAGTTTGCTGAAGCTTTAGGAAGTATATCGGAAGTATTTACAAGTGATACTGCAACTCAAATTGGAGCTGATATTATTTCAATGTTTGCTAATCCACTTATGAGTGTTACTGAAACTTTATCAAATTTTGTTCTCGATTTGCAAAGTATATTTGTGACACCGATAGTTGATAATGTTGATTTAATAAAAACCACATTAGAAAATATTGGAACAGCAGCACAGATAGTTACAGGAACTCTATCAGAAGCATTTACTCATATGGGAGATAGTATTACACAAGTATATAGTGAACATTTTAAACCATTTTTTGATAGTTTAAAAAATGGTTTGAGTGATACATTTAATAAATTTCTTAAAGTATATAATGAATATATTCAACCGTTTGTTAAAAATACTGCAGAAAGATTTAAAGAATTATGGGATAACCATTTAAAACCACTTTGGGATAATTTATCAGGTTTATTTGGTTCTATAATGGATTTAATTAAAGTTTTATGGGAACAAAGAGTAAAACCATTTATTGACTGGGTAGTTCAAAATGTACTACCAAAGCTTATTCCGATATTCGAAAAAATAGGCAAAAAAGTAAGCAATATTTTTGGAGTTATAACAGATGTTATTAGTGGAATTATAAAGACATTAAAAGGTGTAATTAACTTTATAACAGGAGCATTTAGTGGTGACTGGAACAAAGCCTGGTCTGGAATAAAAGACATATTTGGTGGCATTTGGGATTCATTAAAAGCTTTGGTAAGAACACCAATAAACTGGATTATTGACAAATTAAATAGTTTTTTTGATAGTTTAAATAAAATTGAAATTCCAGATTGGGTACCAGTAGTAGGTGGAAAAGGTTTTCATATAAAACATATTAATAGACTTGCAAATGGTGGTTATGTTGAAAAAAATAATCCACAATTAGCAATAATTGGTGATAATACTAAAGAAGGTGAAGTAGTTTCACCAGAAAGCAAAATTTATGAACAAGCTAAAAAGGCAATTCAAGATTCTGGTGGAGGAAAACAAGAAATCGAAATCCACTTATATCACCATTATGAAGATGGAAGAATTATGATTCAAAAGATTAATCAAGAACAAATTGATGCAGGAGAAATCCTGCTTTTAACATAGGAAAGGAGATATTATGAATAATTTAGAAAGAAATCAAATAACAGTTGATGGAGTTACTTTTGAAGTTGATGGTATCTCCTATGAATATGCTCAATTAGATGGAGATAATGCTGGTAGAAGTGATAATGGTGGTATGACTAGAGATGTAATTGGTCTAACCAATAAAGTATACTGTTCTTTTAATGATAAAAGTAAATGGTATGGTCAAAATTTGTCTAATTTATTAAAACTTATCAAGAAAAAACAATGTAGTCTTAATTATTTTGATTCAAAGGAATATCAAAGATTAACAAAAAAAATGTATTTGGTTATGGACAAAGTTGAAACAACATTAATTGATGGTGAAACATATTTAAAAAATAATGTTGAAATAAGATTTATTCAAATGGATGTGGATAATATATGATAAGTGTAAGTAGTGATTATAAAAATTATATTAGTGATAATACAGCTGTATCAGCACAAAATAAAATAATAGTTGATGGTGTGGAATATTTAGGAGATGTATTAAAAACTTATCCTAAAATTTCCCACTCATCTTCTAAAATATGTGGTTCATTTCCTATTAAAACAGTTAGTTTTGAAATATATGATCTGCAAAATAACTTAGATTTTGAAGGAAAAGAGATAGAAATATATAAAGGATTAATGTTAAATGGTAATCCTTATTATGTTAAACAAGGTATTTTTATACCTCAAAAAAAAGATATTACAACAAATATTTCTAATAGAAGTATTAAATTTAGTAATGTTCAAGATAAAACTCAATTTCTTGAAGAAAAATATGAAAGTGAATTAGATTGGTCAAATAATGCAACTCATACAGGATTAGAAATAGTTCAAGAAATATGTACAAAAAAAAGTCTTACTTTAAAAAGCAATTCTTTTGCATGGTCAAGTTATTCATTTAAACAACCTAATTTCCCATCTAATATAACTTATAGACAAGTTTTAGCAAGGCTTGGAGAAATAGGTGGAGAAACAGTTATATTTGATTATAGTGGCAAATTAGAGTTTAAATCACAATTTAATACAGGTGATTCACTCGGTAGAAATAGATTTGAAAAAATTTCTGAAGAAAAAACTATAACATATAATTCAGTTGTTTTGGGAAAAGAAGGAATAAATGATGATATTGTATATCCTAGTTCTATATCAGAAACAAGAGTTTCTTTAAGAATAGAAGATAATCCATTTGTAGATCTATATAGAAAAGAAATGATTGCTAAAGTGGCATCACATATAATTGGATTAAGTTATACACCATTTGAAGCAAAAAATGTTATGGATGGTTTTATTTATGAATTAAATGATGTGATAAATATAACTGATAGAAATAATAATATATTAAGAGCAGTAATATTAGATTTAAATAATACATCTAGAATTAAATCGGATTTAAAATTGAATCTTAATTTAAAAGATACAACAAAATATAAGTTGGCTGGTAGCAATAAAGATGAATTAAATGAAGTTAAATTAAATGTGGATCATATTAAAAATGAAATTGTTGGATTAGTAAAAAAAGTTGACAATGTAAATCAAACTATTGTAGAAACTACAAATGTATTAGTTGAAGACGCATTGGAAGGTTTAACTAATACTTTTACTGTAAATGGTGGAACAAATATTTTTATGAATACAGATTTAGCTGAAACGGATGACAATGGATATGCTTATTGGACTGGAAATGCTAATAAAGTTACATACTTAGATGCAACAAATAGGATAGCTATTTTATTACAAAATGGTAGTTTTAAACAAACAATATCAGTTCCAAATGGTCAATATATTATAGGTTTTCTTTATGACAGAATTATTCCTTTATCTGAAGCTAGTTTCAAATTAAATGGAACTAGTTTTTCTTTGGATGAAAGCGGTTCAATTGAAAAAATTCTTCAGGTTACAACAAATAGTATAGAAATTGAATTTATTTGTGATACAAATGATGGATTTAGGATTTATGAATTGAGAGGTAATAAAGGAGATATTCTTCTTCCATATTCTCAAAATAGTAATGAATCTAGATCTGATACTGTCACTATAGGAAAAGGTATAAGCATTAAATCAGATTCGGCAAATGTAATTAGAAAAATAGATGCAGATGGTGATAGAAGTTATAATGCAACAACTGGCGAACTTGTAAGAGAAGATACTGATGAAGGTTCTACTTTAAAAACTATAACCATAAATGAAAGTGCTAAAATTGTTGGTTTAACATTTACAAGAATTGATGAAAACAGAACATGGATAAGTGGGGTGTAAAAATGAAATTAGATATTCAAAAATTTGCTGTTAAAACTAAAAAAACTACATTTTCAGAATCAAATTTTGATGTCGAAGGAAATACTTCAACATTAAAAATCACTATAGAATTTAGTGCTACTTCTTCTGAAACCTGGTTTTCCAGCAAACCGTTGTCCTGCACTTGCAATGGTAAAACACAAACTGCAAATGTATCCTTATCTAAAGGTGGAACTGTTAAAAAAACATTTACATTTAATAATATAAAGCATAATAATGATGGAAGTAAAACTGTATCTTGGGAATGGGAAATAACTACAGGTACATCAGGGTTGGGAACATTAACAGCAAGCGGAACAAAGAAATTAACAACAATTTCAAGAGCTTCAACAATAACAGGAATAACATCAGGAGATTATGAAGAAGATATAGCTAATGGTTTTGATATTACTATAGAAGTTTATTTAGAAGAAGATGTGTATCATACACTCAATGCAAGAGTTATAATTGGCGAAAATGATTATATATTTGCTTCAAAGACTGATGAAGATTTAAATTTAGACTCAGGACCAAATGACTGTACTATTGAATTTACTGAGTCAGAATTGAATTATCTTTATTCTTTATTTCCTAGTGATTCTTCAATAACTGTATATTTAGATTTATATACATTTTCTGATTCAGAAAAAACAAAACAAGTCGGTGAAAAATATACAGAAGAATTTACTAATACGGCATTAGTTTGTGAACCTCCTACTTTTAATTATTTTACTTATTCAGATGTAAATTCAAATACTTTGGCTTTAACAAATGATTCATCTAAAATAATAAAGGGATATTCTGTTTTACAAGTAACTATTCCTGAAAACAAAAAAGCAATTGCAAATGATAGTGCAGTAATGGAATACTATAATATAGCTGGAATAAATTATCCTTATGCTGATGATTTTGTTCAACAAATAAGCAATTATACAAATACAATTATTTCTGTATTTGCAATTGATAGTAGAGGAAATTCGACTAATGTTATAAAACCAATAGAATTAATAAACTATGAAAAAATTGCAAAAATAAGTAATAGTGCTAAAAGAGCAAATAATACTGGCTCTCAAGTAACATTTAACTTAGAAGGGCAATTCTGGAACAACAATTTTGGTTCAGTAAACAATGATTTAACTGCAACTTATAGATATCAAAAGACCGATACATCTACACCGGAATCCTGGATAGTTGGTTCAACTGCAATAGCTTTAACTAAAAATGGAAATAAATTCTCATTTGAAGGTATTTTAAGAGGAGATGCTGAGGATAATGGATTTGAATTAGAAGATTCATATAATGTTGTAATTACGGTGTCTGACAAATTATCTTCTGTTGATTTTACTTATTTAGTTAATGCATCAAGTCCAGCGGCAACAATATATAAGAATAATATTTCATTAGGTGGAGATTATGACACATCAAGAGGCGGAAGAGTCCAAATCTTAGGCAAATTTGTTATTGATCTTGAATATGTTGGGGAATATAATGATGGGAGTTGATAAAAAAATATGAAAAAAGTATTGATTACAATCTGCGAAGATTGTATGCTTATACATACATACATACATACATACATACATACATACATACATACATACATACA